CCGATTCGGTCATATAAACCGCCAAGTGAATTTACAGCGCTGGCGCCGGCATTTGTAATGCTGTCTAAGATTGGGTTAGCTTGTTTATTAAAAGACCTATTTCCAAAGGCCCTTAATACTATTTCAGAATTCGACATTGCTGGTAGCTCCCTAGCTGAAGTTTTAAAAAAATCAAAATTGCCAAAATCGGCACTTCCACATTTCCATTTACGCAGGGACTTGTTAATCCTGCTATCTGGGTCTCTCGCTGTTTCGCTAGAAGTAAGCTTAGCCTTCATGCCTTTCATTCTAGCACAAAAACTATCTTTTCTTGGCCCGCCTTCTGGCTGGGGCTTCTTTATATCATGTCCTTGGGCTTTAAGGCTAGCCCGTCCTTTATCGTTTAATCCACCTTCTGGATTCTTACCTTCAGACTTCTGCCAGGCAGCTGCTCCTTTCTTTTCGGAAATAGCTGTTACTTTTTTCCAATTCTTAGCGTCTGGGTAAGCTTTTTGCCCTGGCTTAGCTGGAGCTTCTCCTCTTTCTTTTTTTGCGTGAATATTAGCCCACAGCCCAGGTTTTTTCTTATCATCCATAATTAATTCCTTATAAATATAACTCAGCTAGAGGCCTTCATCGTCTCTGACACACTTCCGCTTCGAGCGATGATTAGTCCCAGGAAAGTGTTAAAACGGGCCCTAGGTCTCTAGCCGAGTAACCTATTCTACCTTTTCGAACCTACTTCTTTAAGCAAATTCAAAAACTTTTCATTAAGTTCTTGCTTGCGGGCAGCCTGCGCTATCAGATAGTCATCCGTAGCAACTTCAGGATTAGCCTTAATACCGGCGTATCGCAGTAAGGATTTTAATCTACCGGGAGCAGTTCTCGCTATATATCTTTCTATTTTTACATTTCTTTCTTCAGGCGGAAGGTGCTCATGGCTATCGTACCTTAGAGCCCTACCTTCACTTTGTGATCCTCTAGTCGAATTCCAATGAGGGTCTAGAAGTTGTACAAGCTTTGTTCCTTTAAACGATAGCCCTTCTGTGCCAGAGGGGCCGAGAAGAGCTACACGCAGCTTGTCAGAGTTGTAATCATCAACTAACTTCTTTCTTTCTTTATCAGACAAAGATCCCGTAAAAGACGCTGCTGGTATTCCAGCTTTATTAAGGGCAGATAAATAAGGATTAAGCCCAGCTTCGATGAAGTTTGAAAATACAAGGGCTTTTCCTCTTGGATCTTTAGTTACTAGATTGTTAACTCTTTTGAAAGCTTCGTTTAACTTAGGGGACCTATCAAATGCCTTCATAGGATCTTGGTCACCCTTCATAAAGGGTAAAGGTGACAGCCCTACTTGCCTTGGACCGGTAAGAAAACTAAATAGCTTTTTAGATTCGTCATCTGACAAAGGGTAGTTCAACTGCAGCTTCCATTTTAAAAGCTTAGGAAGCTTTCCATATAACTGATTGTGAAGGTCCGTCTGATCCCTATTCATCTCCACTACTACATCTTCTCTGTTTACTTCGGCTCTAGGCTTAAGTGGTGCAAAGTAATCAACCTTGCCTTCTAAGTCCTTCTTTAGCTCAGATACGTTCTTTAGCTCAGGCCCTGGGGCCTTAGCATTCATAAGAAGCTTATACCAAGGAGCGTTAGGGGCTTTTTCTACATATCTCTCAGCAAACTGCTCAGGAGTTACTTCTTTATTTGTAAGTATGCTATACGGCACTGCAAAGTCACTAGGGGAGTTTACAATAGGCGTACCTGATAAGAGTACTACCTGTTTTGCCCTTCTAGCAGCCTCTAAAAGATTCTGAGATTGAGCTGACCTGTTATTGCGAAATCTATGAGCCTCATCTACCAGTATTGATTCTGGGTTAACTACTGGGTCGCCCTTCGCTAACCCAGTATGGCTCATAACGTGGCTTGGAGTAGCCGTAGCGGGATCTATAAACTTTTCTTGCTCTTTTTTTAAATTAGTTCTTAGGGCTGCAGGTACTATAGCAGTATAAGGAAGCCCAGTGCCCTCAGCGGCGGCCAAGCCACTTAAGGTTTTACCTGATCCTAGGCTATGATAGAGCAGAAGTCTGGCATTATCTTTTTTGTCTAGCTGCGACTGTACTTTATCTACGACCCTTTCTTGATGAGGTTGTAGCTTAATGCTGGGCGCTATATCAGCTTGCTTATCAATTGTGGAGACGTCTCCATTCATTACTTAAGCTCCATGATAACCACTTTATCGTTAGCCTCTATTTCTCCAGAGCGATAAGCCCTGATTGCATCAGCCTTAGTCTTAAAGTATTTCTCAGGCCTATTGGTGGGCGCAGAGGTGGCCGTGTACAGGCCGCCTTGATATTCGTTAGCTGGAAGCTGATGGACTTTAAAAGATTTAGCCGCAAATAGATTTCTACTTGGTAGCATCTTTTCCATGGCATCTTTTACAGCTTCGTCTGTGCTTGGGACATGGTAGTTCATTGCATCTCCATCAAAGTCTGCATTAAAGCCTTTAACGATGATAGGAGGAACCTGCAGCGTACTGCCTTTAACAAGCTTAGGTCTAAATGCCATTGTGCCGTATCTATGCAGAATAGGGGCTCTAGTGATAATAACAGGACGAGCATCCATCTCAGCTAGCATAGCATCTTTGGCCATACTGTTTTTCTTTTCAATCATATCAGCCGCTTGGAATCTATCTACTCCGCGGCGAATAAGCCTACGCATAATAAATGGCTTATATACTGACCAAGCCCTGTCCTCTGGTAGGCCTACCTCATCCATATCCAATTCAGGATTAGGAGTAATAGCAGCCCTTCCTACCATATCTACCTGCGATCCTAGTAGTTTACGCTGTAGTGTTCCAAATTTAGGGTTGTCTCCGAATACTTGTTTAAGTATTCCTTTAACCCCTTTCTTTTCTAACTTAGGATTCGCTGTGTCGCCTAGACCGGTCACCGCTTTGAACGCGTCGTAAAGGGCCAGTCTATGATCTCCAATATCAGAGAAAGACTTGGATGCTTCCTTCATTTCGTTATTTGTATCTATTAGTTCTTTGTATAGGTAATTAGCGTCCCCTACCATTGGAAGACCGTTGTTAGTCATAACGCTAACGGGCCTAAACAAAGGAGGAAGCACCGGGACCTTACTCATAATCCAGTCTGATGGGTGTATCTTTAGATCTTTTGCAGATTTAAGATAAGCAAGCTTCCTTACAGCATCGTCTCTGTAAGACTTCCTCCCAGAAGATATTACAGATCTAGCTTTCATTATCTCTTGGTCTACATTAATAGACTTAAGGGCATTCTTTATAGCCCCAGGTCCAGAAGCACCTTGAAGCTGCATAGTGCCAGATAATACATTTCTAAACTTTTCTTCTGTGAGTCCAAGCACTCTTCTAATAGGGTCTTCCATAACTGGGTTAGGCATGGGCTCGTGCAGCTTAACATGGCTCCAGTTAGTTCCGCCGTGTCCGCCAGTAAGCTTTACGTCGAAAAGCCCATCGCCCGCTGGCTCAAGGCCCTTATCCCAGTCTACAGTGTCAGAACGTTTAATTTCTCTATTTCCTGATAAGGTATCTACGTCCTTATCGGTCATAGCCATAAGTTGAGTCTTTGACCCATTCCTTACCGGATTAATTCCAGATGCCTGAAGCTGAGCCATGAACTTTCTGTAAGTAAGCGGTACCCTAGGAATAGGTAAAGATTTACCACTCATGAACGCTGCCCAATAGTCTTCATTTTTTTGGCCCCTAATGGCCGCTGCGTCTCGTATAACTTCATGAGCCCCGTGGGAAAGAAGAGCATTAACGTCCATAAGAGATACACGCTTGCTTCCTTCTTCTCCGCCTTTTGCTGGAGTCTCTTCAGCGGTGTACCCGCTGCCTGTACCTCTTCCTTGTCCTTTGGATTCAGAAGTATGATGAAGCTTGAGGAAGTACCGGCTTCCTGTAAATATCCCTTTTATCTTCTTGCCTGTCTCTGGATCTTCGATATCCTCTAGATCACTTAAGTTATGCTTCTTAAGCTCGTTGATAGCATATTCAGTTAGATCATTGATGGTGTCAAAGTCTTTTACTGCGTACCTCTTACCTGTCTTTTCTGCTATCTTTCCTAGAGCTGTTTCTATCATCTGGCTAGGATTGGTTCTGGTGATAACGCCTAAAGGATTCAATAGAACCTCAAAAGGCCTTCCACTGGAATCTCGAGGCATCTTATCTTCTGGTACTACGTGTGCGATAACGCCTTTATCACCGTATCTTCCAGAGAGCTTATCGCCCTCTTTCATTTGACTTAGACTTTTTACAGTTACGGCAGTTCCATTTTTAGTTTGAGCTACGTCTGTAACTATTCCTTCGTTTTCATGATCCCATGTCACTGTGTTATTACTGTAGCCTGTTTTAGACCTACCTATCTGCTGATTATGTGCTCTAGATAGCATCTTTGCTTGAAAAAGGATTGGGTCACCTTTTCTAACTACCGAGCCAGGCTTTATGATTCCGTCATTATCTAATCTATCTACAACTTCTCTTTCATACTCCGAAGGAAATAGAGTTAAGAATTCTTTTTTAGATTGCTTAGTATCTTTATCATGTTCAATTTCGTGCTGATACATATGCACGGAGGTAAGCCTTTTGGCAGCGCCTTCAGAGATAACTATAGCGTCTTCAAAGTTATGGCCTTTATAGGGAATATAAGCAGTTCTAAGGTTTAACCCTAAAGCTGCAGTACCCTTATCGTCTGTGTAGTTTGACTTAGCTAACAAAGAGCCTTTATTTATTACATCTCCAACCTTTACAACTGGAGTGTTATGCAAAAATGTCTTTCTATTGAACGGTAGATTGTTATAAATCTCTTGGGTATGCAGCTTTCCGTCTTTACCCCTTATATGCACCTCGTCATCATCTACCTTAATAACCTGCCCCTCTACGTCAGAGTGCACAGCCCCCATATGCTTTCCATAGGCCTCTTCATATGATTTATCAGTCTCATCTGGCATTCCTGATTGTACTAAAGGAGCCTCGGCATTATGAATTGGAAGCGCTTGCGTCAACATTCTAGAACCCATCATCACGCGCTGACCCTTAGTTGCGCTCTTTAAGGGAATCATATTAGCTAGTTGATTAAACGCATTTTCCATTCTAGGAAGCTCATATTCAACGCTATCTCTGTCTACGTATTTGATCTTACCGCCAACTAGGGCAGCTACTTTAGCCTTAGTTTTATCTATCATCTCATTCGGAAAAGCTATAACTGAATTAGATATCTCCTGCGGCGTTTTCCAAATATCTTTTCCAGTTTTTACGTCTCTAAAGCTTGAGTACACCTTTCCATCAATGCCCTTTCTACTGTTTATAGCTACTCGGCTGTCTACGCCGACCTTAAGTGATTCAGGTGTAAGCAAAGGATCTATAAATCCAAAGTGGGATGGCTGAACGTTTCTAGCTTCTTCAGGTACAGCCTGTAAAGAAGGTATGCCGCCTTCTCCTAGCCTACTAACCCTTGTCACTTGATTTAAAAGATCAGCAGGATTCACTTCTTCAAGCGGCTGCCCTAGCCCGCTTGAGGTTATAGCGCTGTTTAAATGCGAAGTAAGAAATCCAGGAGAGAAAGAGCTAAGGTTTTTCTTAAAGCTAGAAGACCATAGCATAGGCCTCATTATTTTGTATGCAGACTTCATTCTCTCTGCAAACAAGTCCTCTGGTCCGTACATATTCTGATAAGCCATAGCATCTCGGTCATCAGGATCCGCTTCTTTTTTATGTATAGCTAATATTCGTCTCGTAGCCGCTAATATAGAGTCAGCTGAGACATTCTTAAAAGGCTGACCTAAGGTGGCTGAAGTTACATCAGGGTCCATCTCCATACCGGACATGGTATCAAATATTGATTTTCTTTTACTTTCTTCGTTAAGGAGTTCTCCAGGCTTTGGCCTTCCTATTTTGCTATAGATCTTATCTAGGTATTTTGGGTCATCTTTAACTGCATTTGCAGCGTATATATCATTTCCCCAAGCCTCTCTTATGCTCTTATCGCTTGCTCCCATAGCCTTTAATAAAGGCATGAGAGGAATACTAGCCTGCCCAAAAGATACATTGAATACGCTTTTTTCAGGGTTTAATGAATATCTATGAGATACACCCTTTCCTGGCATAACGTTGACGTGGCTTTCTACATCACCGCTATTAGTTATTCTAGTGAACACCCCAGGCCTTAATCTCATTTGATTGGCTAAAGTGTACTCTGTGCCATTAAGAATGTAAGTGCCACGGTCTGTTAGGTAAGGGACCTTTGCTATAGTAGTCCTTCTACTATCAATTACCTGTCCTGTTGTATTGTCCGTAAGGTTTATAGTACCTTGAAGCCCTCTGCTTAAAGTATTACCTTTAAGAATCGCCTCTTTCTGTTTCTTTATGGCCTTAAACTCTTCTGGGTCAGACCAGCCAATGTCTGAAATGGACAGCGTGTGCCTTTGATTGGTAAGAGGTGGAAGCGCAGATGCTGCGGCATGTATGCCTCCAAAAATAGCGT